GGTATTCTTGCCTGCCGCCTGCGCTAAACGTGGCGTAAGGGTTTTTCATATAAGTATAGAAAGCTGTTATCATTCCTTGACGACTCTCGCTGAGTTTGGCGACTTCAACGCTTTCTGCAAATCTGCCAGTCTGCAAGTTCAGTATGTCACGACGGCTACCCGTGCCCATATTCTTTTTAACTTGTTCTACTAAGCTGGCATTTAGTAAGTTTTGTAGGGATGTTAAATTGTTAGGTAAAGTTACAATTTTAGTTGGTTTTTGTACTTTTACCAATATTTTTTTATTAGGAACTTTAGCTAACTTGTCTATTAATTGTTTAGATGTTTTAGCTTTTTTTGTAGAATGTGTTTTTAATTTAGCTTTGCCAAATCGTAATATATTGGCTAAACCTTCTTCAATATCTTGTAATACTGTATTAGATCCAGAAACTAAATAAAAGTTTTTCTTTAAATTTGCACTAGCTAATTCTGCTATTTTTCTCTGTAGTTCAACAAACGCCTGTGTTTCTTGTCTAGAAAACTCTTGATTTTTTTCATAGCTTTGTAATGTAATAACTACATACATTCCACCAAGAGTATTTTCAAGACTATTTAAGGCTTCTGGAGTATTATTTTTAAAGGTATAATCAATATTTGCTTGTATACTGTATACTTTATTTAATGCTTCAGTTACATATCGCTCTAATAAAGTATTGCTACTTAGAGAAGCAAAATCTAATAATCCGCCTAGCTTATATATTAATGGATTAGTAAAATATACATCACCATCTGCTCCGATATGTCCAAGCTGAGCAGCCCTTTCATACTCTACTTTATAGTCGCCAGTAGGTTTCCCTGCCCTATTTAAAACTTCTTTTTTACTTTTTATTCGTTGACCATAGACAGAATCTATTAGTCTGGGATCTTTTGATACAGCGGTCATAAAAGTACCAATTGCATCAAATGATTTAGCCATTAATAGTTGAGTGCTTGGTCCATCATTTATATACACTAAATATGGAGTTTTACTATCAAAATTAGCTTTTACAGCAGGATCATTAATAGAACTAAATTTTCTAGTAGCTTTACTATTAACTACTTCTAATAAAGTTTTATGTAAGTCTTTAAACTCTTGATCTGTATATCTATCAGTTTTATTTACTAATAATGATTTATAACTAATATCTAATACATGAGGTCTTTTATTTAATAGACTACGAGTTTCTTCATATAACAATTTACCTATTTCAGGATCTACATCATCTATTAGATCTTTTAATGTTATATTTTTTGCCATTATGTATAATCCGATACATACTGATCTAGCACACGTCGAATATTTGCTGGTAAACTAGTAGTATTGATAAACTCTACCTTACTGCCATTTGTGCCAGGTGCTGTTGCACTATGTACTGCGCTGTCGTTTCTGCGATAGTAGGTTACCAAGTCCATAACTGCAAGTTTCAAGTCGGGCGGTACCACTTCATAGCCAGCTGTATACTGCACACGATATCCACGCAGTTGTGGTTGCCAGTCACCAACTGGAATGCAAGCAATCGAATCCTCATGCAAGATCCAGCTCGAGTACTCTGTCAATGCGGTCCAGGTTTGACCATAATCTGCGCTGTAGTCAACCGCCAATACTTGCACAACAGGCGTTTCACTCAGTATGAATTTGGGCACACCACCACTAAAGTATTCTGTTTTGGCTTCATCATAGTGGTCTAAAAAGCATCTGCGGCAATAAGTTTTGACAAATTCGCTGCACTTGGCGATAAGGTTGTCAATTTCCACATCATGATTTATGCTAGTGATGCCTTGATAGGCTTTGTATTCTTGTCTAGTAATTAGTTCGAAAGCCATAACATCCTCTCAATTATCTTTTAAAGCAGACTGTTTTCAATCTGCTTTAAAAGACGGGGAACTAGTCCCCGCCCCTTCCCATCCCTGAGAAGTAAAAAACTTAGGCTACGTAACGCAGTGTGCTTACGCCAGCTCCTTGAGCTGTAGTGATCTGTGTTAAACCAGTTCTGAGGCTGGCTACTAGTACACGACGCTGTGTCTCAACCAAGCTGTCGGTATCAACACGCAGACCACGTTGATTGCCGGCTACGAAGTTAGCAGGTGCAAAGCAGACAGCGGCGATTTCACCAGCACCTTCAGCAGCAAATTCACCACTGACCAGCACAGGTGTATTACCAATGCTGCCGATCTGACCTGTTAGCAGGGTTGCATTAACGCCAACTTTATCTACTGTCTGGAAGTTGGTATCCTCAAGCAGATTGTAGTACATATCTTGGCTAACAATGTAAACCAGCTCGGCAGGGTCAAGACCCCATTGGCCAAGATCTTTACGTAGTGCACGAAGTGCGGCTACGCTACTTGTTTTTGCAAAGTTGCCGGTGGCAACTGTGGCACCGTCGATATCGATGTTAACAGCACTGGCAGCGTCGTATAAGGCAATACCTTTAACAGGATCGCTACCGGTACCAGCACCACGTAAGAATGCACGATCTACAGCGCGAGCAACACGACGAACCATACCATCACGAACGATAGGCAAGAGAGCAATCATGCTGTCTTCTTCTTCTTCGTATGCTAAGTACTCATTGGTAGCTACTTTATAGCTGTTAAGAATAACTTCTTTAAGAGCATGTGTAGCATTACTACCAGCACTATTACTTGTACCAAACTGTGCATTGGTTACCCATGTTGCAACACCGGCTTCGGGGTTGACGGGGATAGCCATAACATTGGTTTGCATTTGGATACTACGAACTGTAGGAGCAACAACTAAGCGTCTACGAACTTCCATTTCCATTTGCATAGAAACTTCAGTTTCCCAGTAGTTTACATTAGCATTGGTAGGCTGGTGTGCACCTGCTTTTTCAATAAGTTGCTTACCAAACTTGGTATCTTCAACCTTACGGCCCATTGCTTTGGCAAGTAGAATGGCTTTTTCTTTTTCACCATAAGCAACTGCATCACCAGCAGCTTTATCACCAAATTGCATTTTGCTACGCTGAATTGCTTCTAACTCAGCTGCTTTTTGCTTGAGCTCAGCTTCTAAACCAGCAAGTGCATTTTTGCTGGACTCAGCCTGATCGGCAAGACGCTTCTCAACTTCGGCTAAGAGCTTTTCTGCACCAGTAGCACCTGTTTCAACAGTAGCGCTAACAGCGGCTTTGATCTTGGCTTCTAGAGCGGCTTCGGCTTGACGCTTGGCTTCTAATTCAGCAGCGGCAGCTTGTTGTGCTTCTAGAGCGCTTTTTGCAGCTTCTTGAGCTGCGGCTTTGGCAGCATCTGCCAGTAATTGCTTGATTTCTTCGGGATTCATAGTCCATTCCTTGTTTTGCTTGCCAGCATCAAGACCATTTTCTAGCCCTTTAGCTGATTGGTCCTGCGATGCGAACTGCAGTTTAAACGTCTCGTATTCCTCGGCATTTTCAAATGCCTTGGCCAAACTAAAAAGAGTATTTTGATTTGCGGGCACTGAAACTACTGAAATTTCATGTAGTTCCAGTTCTTTAACCACAAATAATTTTGTGGCAGCATCATATTCTGCATCCTTAACTCTAAAACCTATAGAGAATGCGGATAAAACGCCATCTTTAACTAATTTATAAACTTTTTCTGATGCTGAGCTAATTTTTGCTTTGATCCACAAGCCTTGATCTTTTTCAATCTTATGCTCGACCATTTTGCCAACAGGCTGTGTATGGTCATGAAAAGCTAAAATGATGGGATTTTTTAAGTAGTTTTCCAAACCCTTTTTCCACACAGAGGCAGGAACTACATCACCATGACGATCAACGTCTTGAGTGCTGGCATAGCCAGAGATCATTACAGAATTATCATCAGAATTGCCAGCTTCTGCTTTAAGCGTACTACTGCTTAAATAAAAAGTCTTATTCATTGGTGGCTCCTGGTGATTCACTGGGCCTACCGCCCTGTGCTGGATTTGCTGCTGAACCAGCTATATTGGCTGGAATACGCAGCGCATCATTACCCTCAATTGCTCCAAATCTCAGCGCTGCGCGCGCTTCGTTTGGAGTAATAATACCACTGTTTACTAGTGTAGAGTGATACTGAGCAATGTCTTTTAGTTCTGGTTGCAGTGCGCTAACAGAACTGGTTATGGGTTCTACATCATAACCAAAAAATCTTTCTATGGTGCTTACATACTTGCGTACAATAGGCAGTACAGTTTCCAAGTAAAATAGTCGCAAGTTAGGCGAGATGTTGGCATTGTTGCCGCCATTTAACAAAATAGGCGGCACTCCAAGTGTTAACAATATTTTTTCTTGGTGTGTGCGCATGGCTGCATCAAAATCCATGTCACGAAAATTGGTTTGTGCCAGTGGCATTGGCTTCAATCCACTGTCCAAGATCACAGGTCGACGTGTACCTTGCTTGGGATTATACTTTTGCATCCAGTGCTGTATAGTTTTTTCTTTAGCAGCCTGTGACAGGGTGTTATCAGTGCCAAATACCACACCAAACACAGCACCATTGTCAAAAAAGTTCTTTTGCAGTGTTTGCATACTGTAAATGGTTTCTATACTCTGTTTGGCTGCTACCAGTCTGCTAGTACCTCTATAAATACTTTGTGAGCTGGTATCGTGAAAGCTGAATACTTCATCTACTGCAAATTTAATTGAGCTGTTTGAATAGCTGTAACCACTGATATAAGTGCGCTCATCTGTTTCGATTTTTACTTGTTGAGCTGGTAAGTGATAAAGAAATGCACCATCATAGTATACAAATGCATTACCTTCCAGCAAGAAATCAGTAAAAATATTACGTCTGAAGTCCTGGGCAGATTGATATGGATTAGGACGATAATTAAGTAGGTTATTTAGTTGTTTTGCTCGAGTTCCAACCACCACACTACTTGATAGACTAGACTTAACGTCATAGTCCAAGCTTGCAGCAGCTTGTACAATCATACTAACACCACGATTCACAGCCTCTACACGCTCAAATGCTTGCTCGTATATTGGTTGTGCTGTGGTGCTGACGTCAGTACCAGCCTCTAGCGCAATCTGTGGTTGTGCGCGGTTAAATTTCTCGGCAACCCAGTTTGCCAGGTTGTTGAGCATTATACAAAGTCCTTGAAAAAGCTGGTGGATTGTGCTTGGGTGGTTTTGCCAGCAGCTAATGCACGTTTGCGCTCCAGCCAGCGTTGCTGCAGTGGCACAGTGTGTGGCAGCGGTGACTTGCCATATACACCATGCAGTTCTACATGATGCCGGTTACAAAGTGTAAACACATCCACATATATTTGTTGATTGTGTTCAGCTATGAA